TGAACTATTCGCTCCGTTAGCATGGCCAATGCTGATTGAACCTAACGACTGGACACCTAAAAGACAAGGCGGTTACTTGCTTAATGAGATCATGAATGGTCATGATATGGTTAGGCGTGGCGATCCGTCGTGTATACAGGGAGAAAACCCTTATAAGTTTCTTAACAAGATACAGAAGGTAGGGTTTAAGATTAATCTATTCACCTTTAACGTAGCTGAATGGTTAGAGAAGAAAGGGAGAAGTGTAGATAAGTTTATACCTATTATAGACTTACCACTACCTACTAAACCATTTGATATAGCAACTAACAAGGACTCACGTAAGGACTATCGTAGACGGGCTGCAGAGGTGATGAATACTAATGCTAATGCATTCAGACGTTCATGTAGAACAAGGATGACCATGGACGCTGCTAGGCGGTTTAGATGGAAGTCTAAGTGGTTCATACCTTGGAGCTTTGACTATAGAGGTAGAGCTTATCCTATCCCTGCATTTCTCACACCACAAGACACGGACTTTGGTAAGTCATTAATACGGTTTGCTGATGAAGCACCAATGACACCTGAGGCTGAGGACTGGTTAGCGTTTCAAGTAGCCACAACATATGGTCTTGATAAAGCTACAATGGGTGAGAGATTACAATGGACTAAAGAAAACATCACTCTCATAAGTCGCATCGCTAAAGATCCTTATAGAAATATAGGGGATTGGGAAGGGGCAGAAGAACCGTTCCAATTCTTAGCAGCATGTGATGAGTATTATAACTGTGTAGTTACCAACACTAGGCAAACTACAGGATTATATGTAGCATGTGATGCAACCTGTAGTGGTCTCCAGATCCTCGCTGGTTTGGCGAGAGATAAAACGACGGCACAACTCGTCAATGTGCTACCGTCTGACAGACCACAAGACGCATACAAAGTAGTAGCTCAACACGCAAGAGCTGAATGTCCTGAATCTATCCGCAAGGTCATGGACCGCAAGGTGGTTAAAAGAACCGTCATGACGATACCGTACAATGCTAAACCTTACTCAAATAGGTCGTACATACGTGACGCACTTAAAGAGAAAGATATAGAGATTAGTAAGGAAGAGTTAACTCAAACTGTTATAGCAGTTAGGAATGCAATGAAGGTTGTAGTTCCCGGTGCATTAGCAGTTATGAATTGGATAGAAAAAGAAGTAGCTAATGCATTAAAACGTGGTGATAACAAATTAACTTGGACTACACCATCTGGTTTCATTGTTAATCAAACAATAATGAAAAAGAATGTAGAAAAGTTAGAGTTACAATTACTAGGTAGATGTATAGTCAATGTAGCTACAGATGATACAGACGAGGTAGATAAGAACAGGCACAAAGCAGCTACTGCACCCAACCTGATCCACTCTCTTGATGCCTCACTACTTCATCTAGCTGTAGATAGGTTTGATAAGCCTATTGCATTAATACATGATAGCGTACTGTGTAGAGCTACTGATATGTCTTTATTGTCTACCTTAGTTAGAGAGACTTACATGAAACTCTTTGCTAAGCATGACTACCTTACGGACTTCGCTAAACAAATAGGAGCGGAGACTGAACCACCGATCATAGGTAATCTCGAACCTGAGACTGTGATCGATTCCACTTATTTTTTCTGCTAAATGGCACGAACAATTCACAAAACAGAAAACCCTGTAACCCTTGAGGGATTCCAAGCTGTACTTGCACCAAGCAAGTTTGGTTATTCACTCTCAGCAGTTGTCTGCGAAGACATCGTTAATACGCTGGAAGATGAAAGGAATGAACAACTCAAGTGGGCTGAATCAAAATTAAAAAACCCCAAGAGATCCACCTTGAAACCAACGCCATGGGAAGAAGTCTCCGAGGGTAAGTACAAACTCAAGTTCTCATGGAACGAAGAGAATCGTCCACCTGTTGTCGATACAGAGGGAACAATTTTAAACGATGCGAAGACTCCATTATACGGTGGATCAACTGTTAGGTTGGGCTTTTACCAGAAACCTTATATCCTCAGGGATGGGGTTACCTATGGTAGTTCTCTTAAGTTGGTTGGCGTACAGGTTGTCTCAGTAAACGGACAAGCTGGCGTTGATACAGGAGATTTAGATGCGAACGAAGTCGCTGAACTATTCGGGAAAACCACAGGCTTTAAAACAAGCGATCCGAACGTTACTACTACTACAGATGACACGTCCGAAGAAGAAGACTTCTAAATATAGGTCTAAGTTAGAAGAGAAGGTCGCTGATTTATTAACAAACCTCGGAGTCACATACGAATACGAGAGCGTTAAGATTGGCTACCAGATCTTTCATAATTATAATCCAGACTTTATATTACCGAACGGTACTATACTAGAATGTAAAGGCTATTGGGATAGCGAGGACAGAAGGAAGATCAAAAATGTATGCGAACAAAATCCAGACATGGACATTCGTATGGTATTCCAAAGTCCTTTCAATACAATCACTAAGAAGTCAAAGACAACGTATGCTATGTGGTGTGATCGATATAAGATCCCATGGTGTACGTTCCAAGAAATACCCATTGAATGGTTGGTCTAATGACCGAATCAGAATTCATTGCCCACGAAGCATGTGATAATTGTGGCTCCTCAGATGGCAACTCTGCCTACTCAGACGGCCACAAGTTCTGTTTTGTGTGCCAAACATACACACCTGCAGAAGGTGAAGTTCACTCTCATAAAATGACTACAGATGTCCAATACCAAGGCTCAGCTGAACGGCTGCAGAAACGAAACATCTCTCAAAAAACTTGCCAATTCTTCAGGATTTACAGAGACGCAGCTACTCTACGCTTTCCATATACAACAAGCGATGGAGTACTTAGCGGATTTAAAATAAAAAATAAGCAAAAGGAATTCTATTATGAAGGCAAGGCTACTGATACTCTCTTTGCTCAGCATTTATTTCCTAGTAGCGGTAAACGGATTGTCGTTACTGAAGGTGAACTAGATGCTGCGAGCTGTTATGAAGCTATGTCAGGTTGGCCGATGGTCTCTCTTCCTCATGGTGCAGCCTCCGCCAAGAAAGACATCCAAAAGCAAATCCCATTCTTCCAAGGATACGACGAGATCGTTCTATTCTTTGACAATGATGACGCAGGAAGAAAAGCAACAGAAGAGGCGGCAACTGTATTACCAGTTGGCAAGGTTAAGATAGCCAGACTAGAACAGTACAAGGACGCATCAGATGCATTACAAGCTGATGATTCTGAGGCAATAAGAAAGGCTATATGGAATGCAGAGCAATACAGACCAGACGGTATCGTAGAAGGCAAGTCACTACAATCATTAGTAACAACACCACTCCCACCAGCAGACCATGACTATCCCTTCCAGTGCTTACAAGATAAACTGCACGGCATTAGGTATCAAGAGCTTACAACTATTACTTCAGGATCTGGACAAGGAAAGTCCACGTTCTGTCGTCAACTTGCTGTTAACTTACTCACCCAAGGAGAACGGGTCGGGTACTTGGCACTTGAGGAATCAAATAGGAGAACCGCACTTGGATTGATGTCCACAGCTGTAGGTAAATCACTACACATAGGAGAACATGACCAAACAGAACTCGAAGAACATTTTCGTAATACCATTGCTAATTGGCATCTCTACTTGTTTGATGGCTTTGGTAGTTTTGACCCGTCAATTATTTACAATCGGATCGAATACCTTGCCAGTGGACTGGAGTGTCGTATTATATTCGTAGATCATTTGTCGATATTATTGAGTGGACTTGAGGGGGATGAGCGTAGAATGCTGGACCAGACAATGACCAGACTAAGGTCACTTGTTGAACGTACTGGCATATCATTGTTCCTTGTATCACACTTAAGAAGAACATCAAATGACAAGACTCCACATGAAGAAGGTGGGCGTGTCTCACTCTCACAACTTAGGGGGTCGGCTGGGATAGCTCAATTATCAGACCAAGTTATTGGCCTCGAAAGAAATTCTCAATCCGACACTGAACGAGATATTACAACTCTTAGAATTGTCAAAAATAGATACTCTGGAGAGACGGGATTTGCAGGGAAATTAAGATTTGACTTAAACACATCACGGTTTACTGAACATGAAACTACAGGATCATCAGTTTTCAACCCGGCCTCGGATTTTTGAAGGCAGTGGTTATGAACACCCATGGTATACATACATAAACAAACCTAAGCCACCAACAAAGGAGGCAGTTAAAAAA